ATTTACCTACTAATTTGCAACGCCGTTTCTGCATCGTCGGTTATGGCGAACTGATGAAATTCACACCGACGGCCCGAACCATGATCAACGAAGGCAAGGTCCACCACTATGGCGAAAACCTACTGACAGAGCATTGTCAACGCGCCGTCCTCACGAAAACCGCCAGTGGCATTGTCTTGTCATCGCAAAAGTCACCCGGACCAATTGAACTGGCACGGTGTTTGGTGTGGGCCGTATCACTATCGAGTCGGGCGCAAACATCAAACAAACCGCTACTGGTCATCGCACAATGAGTATGATTCCCCATTGGTGGCGGGTGGCGTTGTCGGGACACTGCCCGCCACCGATGATCGAAGGAACCTATGGCACTGTTCAACACCAAAACAACTAAGGCGCAAATTTCGGTGGCAGAACCTGCCATCAAGGCTGCAGCCGTTGGTGGATACAACTCAAACAACGCAGGCGTAAACCTCATTGGTCAGTATTACACCTACCAAGAGGGTGAACTGCGTAACAAGGCCATGCAAGTGGCCGCCATTTCTAGGAGTCGTGATCTTCACGCATCGGTTATTTCTGCAATGGGTTTGTGCATGTACAAGGAAGTGTGGAACGACACCACACGCGAAATGGAATGCATAGACCTTGCGCCCCGTTCTTGGTTGCGTCGCCCTGATCCAACAGTCACCTACGAACACATAATGTCATGGACATTTGATGACTTGTTCTTTTTTGGCCGTGCGTTTTGGTACATCACTTCACGCACACAAGACGGTTACCCGGCATCGTTCACCCGGTTACCTGCGGGAAGTATTACCACGCCCCAACAAACGGGGCCAGTGTGGTACGGACCCGCGGACCAAATTGTTTTTATGGGCGGCGAACTCGATCCGACCAACGTCGTGCAATTTATCGGTGCAACGGAAGGCATCGTCTATCAAGGCGCACAAACCATTGACACCGCTCTGAAGACTGAGGCCGCGCGCTTACGCAATGCCTCATCGGCCATCCCGTCGGGGGTCCTTATGCAGACTGGCGGTGAACCGTTATCGGCGCAAGAACTGTCAGACCTTGCCGCATCATTCCAAACTGCCCGCATGACGGGACAGGTCGCAGCACTTAACGAATTCATTAAGTACGAAGCAACAACGGCAACGCCCGACAAAATGATGTTGATTGAGTCAGCGAACTATTCCGCGCTTGACATCAGTCGTTTGTGCAACTGCCCGCCGTACTTATTGGGTATTTCTACTGGTTCTTACGCATACACAAATTCGTCTGAAAGTCGAAAGGACCTATGGTCATTTGGTACCCGCGCCTATGCACAGATAATTGCATCCACGCTCAGTGCCGACACAATTTTGCCACGTGGAACCTACGTCGAATTTGATTTGGATGATCTCGTCGGCGAACAAGAAATGGAAGACGTAGCAATGCCCGGCACACCACCACAAGGGGACGCAGTCCCACAAGAAAACACACAAGAGGAATTGGCATGAAACTTGAATTCAACTCGGATCAGGTAAAGGTCACTGCGGAAGGCACTACAGGCGAACGCCGTATTGATGCCATTGCAGTGCCGTACAACGTATGGGCAAACGCATCAGGCAAAACCGTGATGTTTAAGCCCGGTTCATTACCAGTGGACGGCAAAAACCCCCGCGTTTTTATGTATCACGATCCATCAAAAGTCATTGGCAGTGTCGTTGAAAGAGTCGACACACCCGATGCCATGTTGGCATCCATGAAGATTTCCGCAACCGCCCTTGGTGATGAAGCCTTAACACTTGCGGCCGATGGCGTTATGGACGTATCCGTCGGGGTCAACATCATTGACGCAACAGAGGACAAACAAGGTCGCCTGACCGTGACCGCCGCCGATTGGTTGGAATTGTCACTTGTCCCCATTCCTGCGTTCAGTGGTGCTACCATCACCGATGTGGCAGCGGAAGCCGACACAACCCCCGACGAAACCGAAACCACAGACCCTGAAGTCGAGGAGACAGAAACCGTGGAACAAACCCCAGTCGCAGAAACCGTAGAGGCATCTGCAGTTATCCCAACCGCACCAATTTTTGCACAGGCTAAGCGTGAGTTTCGCATGCCATCTGCAGGCGAATATCTCGCAGCAATGCATATCGGCGGTAGCACTTTTGCAAAAGTGAACGAGGCATATCGTGAAGCCGCAATGGCAGGCCGTTCAGTTCTTGAGGCTGCAGCAGGTGATGTCATCACAACAGACACGCCCGGTCTTTTGCCCGTCCCAGTATTGGGACCATTGGTGCAGGATCTCAATTTCATTCGCCCTGTGGTCGGAGCCGTCGGCGCACGTGCATATCCTGACGGCGGCGCACAAAAGACATTCATTCGCCCAACCATCACACAGCACACTGCAGTCGGTACACAGTCGACCGAACTTTCTGCAGTAACCGCGCAAACAATGACGATTGCTGCAAATACAATCAGCAAAACGACCATCGCGGGGGCGGTGACCCTCTCCCAACAAGATGTTGACTTTACGTCACCCGCATCAATGCAACTCATCCTTAATGACCTCATGGGCGAATGGATGTATGCGTCGGACAATTTCTGTGCAGACAACCTGTTGACCGCAGCAACCTCGTCAGGCGTGTGGGACCTCACCGCCGCAGACCTCGTTAAGAGCATCTACGACGCAGCCAAGGACATTGCATCGGGCCGTAACTGGTTCCCAACCCATCTGCTTTGCAGTCCCGACGTATTCGCGCAATTGGGACAGACTGTCGATTCGACAAATTCTCCACTTTTCCCGTTCGTGGGCGCAGGTCTCACAGGCATGAACCGTTTGGGTTCACAGGCTGCAACATCATGGAACGGCAACCCTCTCGGTTTGGAACTTGTCGTTGATAGCAACTTTGCAGACAAGACCATGATTATCACCCGTTTGGGAACTGGCAATGGCGACGCATTCGAGTACTACGAACAGCAAAAGGGACTCATGTCGGTGGAACTTCCATCAACACTTGGTCGCACGTTCTCGTATCACGGTTACGTGTCGACATTCGCCGCTATCCCGGGCATGATCCGCAAGATCACACAGGCCTAATCCCGAAAGGCGGTTCACCGCATGTCGGTGTTCACAGTTACCTTCAATCAGCGTTTGGACGACTACGCGGTCGTCCAGACGTTGACGGGAACAGAAATACAACCCGGACAATCATTCACGCTTGCGTCGTTGGGTAACGGCCTAAACGGCACACAAGTTGCTTACGCCTGCCCCCAGTTTCTGTACATCGGTACAGACACGCAAGGTGATTTGTTGTTTGACCCGTTGGTGTCAATTCCTAATCAGGTTTTGTTTTATGACCCGGGCAACGATGTTGAACGCGTCTCCACAGAGTCGACGGGCACCCTCACATTCACCCCGACCTGTACGTGGATCACGGCGCAGCAAATTGAGGACTACATCGGTTTAGAACTGACGGGTGCATTGGATGAAGCATTTCTCATTCAGTGTGCTGCAGCGGCAAACGCATTTTGTTATCGCCGACGCGCTGAGTCTTCATACACAGATTCATTGACCGTTGTCCCATCGGGTGACGTGTCTCTCGGGGCCATCATGGTTGGGGCCGCGTATTACCGTCAACGCGGCGCATTCAACAATCTTGCGACATTCGACGGCATGGGCATCGCCCCATCAACTGGCATCACCCCAATGGTCCTGCAGTTGTTAGGCATCAACAAACCACAGGTCGCCTAATGGCATACACCGATCTGTTCAATGAAACCATCGACGACATCGTCACAACACTTGCCACCATCACTGGTTTGCGTGTTGTCACGGACCCCCGCAACATCAACCCGCCGTGCGTGTTCGTTGACGCCCCATCCTTTGAGGCTTACAACGCAAACATTGCGGACATGACGTTTCCAATCCGTGTTATCGGACTTGGACAAGCCAACCTTGATGCACTGCGTCAGGTGCTTAGTATTTGCGCCCAACTTTTGACAAAGAATGTCGCCATCACAACGGGTCGTCCGATTAGTATCTCCGTCGGCGGTCAAGATTTGGCGGCCTACGATCTAACACTCAGAGTGAAGGCGCAACAATCGTGAGCAAATACATCATCGTTTCAGAACTTGTCGGAGAACCCGGCAAGGAATTTGTGCCCGAGGATGGCATCAACGTGGAAGCACTCATCGAGGGTGGTTTCATCAAGACCGACACCAAGAACAAGAAATCAGAGGACTGACCAATGGCTACTAGCACTTACCTTTCCAACCCAGTTGTCACGGTTAATGCCGTCGCCTTGACTGGGTTTGCTACTGCAGCAACACTCACCCGCACCATCACCGCAGCCGACGTCACCGCATTTGGTGAGACGGCCCGCACCTACGGCGCAACCCTTGAGGATTCCGAATTGACCGTGTCGTTGTACATGACCTACGGCGCGTCCGAGGTTTATGCAACCCTCAAGTCACTTGTGGGCACCCGCACAACCGTGAAGGTCAAGCCAACATCGGCTGCAGCATCGGCAACAAACCCTGAAATGATTTTGACAGGTTCCTACCTTGAGGCACTCCCAGTGCTAAACGGAAATTTGGGCGAGATCAGTTCCATTGACATCACGTTTAAGGGTGGCGTCTATTCCGAGGTCACGGCCTAACAATTCCACAAAGGGGAACAAATGAAACTCAGTATCAAAGTAGAGACCGCAGAGGCGGGCGCCTACACGGTCACCACTGACCTGATCTGCATCGTTAATTGGGAACGCAAGTTCCGCACCAAGGCATCCAAACTTGCTGAAGGTATCGGCATGGAAGACCTAGCGTTCCTGGCATTTGAGGCGGCGAAACGTGCGGGCATTGAAACCCCGGTGGTTTTTGACGACTACCTCAAAACCATTTTGGACATCGAGGTGGTATCCGAGGAAACCGAAACCCCTACACAGGGGGCACCCACCGACACCTTCTAGCACAAGTGTTAGTTGCCACAGGGTGGTGGCCCCCAAATGTAGAATTCGACACGCAAGACCTCTCGACAGTCGTACGCATCATCAACGAAAGTCGCAAATAGTGTCAGCAGAAATTCAAGTCGAATTTGAGGGACTCAAGAAAGCGTTGATAGCGCTCAACAAGGTTGACCCCGAATTGCGCAAGGAATTCAAAGCGAACGCGCAGGCAATCGGTGCGCCAGTAGTTCAGGCCGTGGCGAACGCATACAAGTTTGTTCCCCTGTCGGGTATGACCCGCAAATGGGGCGGTGGCACTAACCGCAAGCGTGGCGTGTTCCCACTTGACGTGGCTAGGGCTAAGTCAGGCGTCAAGGTCGCCGTGCAGACGGGCTACAAAACCACTGGCGTGATTGTGATCCAACAGAGCAACGCAGGGTGGGCAATCTTTGAATCCGCAGGCCGTAAGACCGTCAACCCATTAGGCATGGCACTGGGGGCATTGCGCCCCGGTCGTACTCGCATCATCGGCCCTGTTGTGTATTCGCAGAAAGACACCATCGAGGGTGAAATGTCAAAACTGGTTGAGGACGTTGTCCGCAAGATTGAGAGGATTGTATGAGTCTCGGTGTACCCATTATTTCGTCGTTTAACGACAGAGGCGTGCGCGCCGCCAAAAGCGCATTCAAAGACCTGCAGACATCTAGTGACAAGATTTCTAAGAGTCTCAAACTTGGTTTTGCTGCGGGCGCTGCAGGTATTGCAGGCGCTGCATTTGCTGCATTTGATTTCGCCAAGGCGGCAATGGAAGATGAGGCCGCCGCCGCCAAACTTGCCAACTCACTGAAGAACACCACAGGTGCAACGTCTGCACAAATCAAAGCCACTGAAGATTGGATCACGAAAACGTCATTGGCAACGGGTGTTGCCGACGATGAATTGCGCCCTGCGTATGACTCCATATCGAGGGTGACAAAGGATTTGAGCAAGTCTCAAAAACTGTTGGGCACTGCACAAAATATTGCCGCGGCAACAGGCAAGCCATTGGCGGCAACTAGCAAGGCCGTGGCTATGGCGTACGCAGGTCAGACAGGCGCACTCAAGAAACTGTCACCCGAGACCGCCAAACTCATCAAGGCGGGTGCGTCAACCGATGAGGTGTTCGCATCACTTGACAAGACTTTCAAGGGCGCTGCAGACACCGCAGCAAATACCACCGCAGGCAAAATGGCACGCCTAGGCATTGCCACAAACGAATTGAAAGAGGGAATCGGATCTGCACTGTTGCCGGCATTCGAAGGTCTCGCCGACTTTGCCCTCAACAAACTGGGACCCGCCTTCAGCAAATTCCAAGACTCAATCGACAAGAACGGGTTGATGAAGACATTGTCCGAAACCTTCAAAAAGGGTTGGGACTGGTTGACGTCTAAAGGTCTTCCAATGTTGTTGGACAAACTCCAGGAATTCGGCAAGGCCATCGTGGAATGGGTCGGTCCTCGCATTGGGCCATTCTTAAAAGCATTGGGCGAACTCATCGCCAAGGGTGCTAACTGGTTATTAGACGTCGGTTTGCCAATGTGGATTGAAAAACTCATGCAACTAGGCAACGCACTGGTTGATTGGATTAAACCAAAAATCGTTCCGCTATTGACTGAACTAGGAAAACTCATTGCCGCCATTGCGGTATGGGCACTAACTGTTGCACTCCCAAAACTTTTGGGAATAGTTATCAAATGGCAAGCAGCACTAGTTGGTTGGGCATTTGAATTAGCACCCGAACTAATAAAGGGAATCGGATCTGCCATCTTGCAACTTGTCAAAGCACTACCCAAATTGGGTAAAAAACTTTTAGAAGGTTTTGTAGACCTCGCAGCCAAAATTGGTACAGCAATTGCAAACGGCGCAATCACAGGTCTGAACCTTTTGATTGACGCGTTCAATGACGTGTTGGAATTTGACGTGCCTCTCGGATTTGGTAAGAAACTGACAGTCAACCCACCTGACATTCCACACATCCCCGCACTTGCACAAGGTGGCATTGTCACATCCCCAACACTTGCCCTCATCGGCGAGGCAGGACCCGAGGCGGTCGTCCCACTGTCCAAGGCAGGCGCAATGGGTGGCAACACGTTTGTGATCCAAACAGGGGTTGGTGACCCGGTCGCCATCGGCCGTGAAATTGAAAAGATTATGCAGCGCTATTCACGGCGCACTGGGGTTGCCGCGTAATGCCATACCCAACCCCGACCGTTGAAATCGCATTGGACCACGGCCCATACGAACCGAACCCCACGTGGACGGACATCACCCCGTGGTGTTGGTCAATGACCATTGACCGTGGACGGTCTGACGATTGGGGCGATTTTGACGGGTCGGCAACTGTTGTTCTGAATAATCGTGACCGCCGATTCGACCCCTACAACACGTCTAGCCCGTATTGGAATAGTGGAACAGGCACCACAAAGTTGTTGCCCCGCCGTCAGATTCGCATCAGAGCGCAAACAAACGACGGTGGAACGCCTGTCACCCATGATGTCTTCCGAGGATTCGTAGACGGTTGGGCACCCTCTTGGACGGACGCAGGCACAAACTCAACCGTGACCCTGTCTTGTTTCGATGCGCTGCAATTTTTAGCCGCCGAACAACTACCCGCCGACTGGTCACGCAACTACATTCTTTCCACTAACCCCCACCTGCCGCGTACTTGACGATATGGTCGGCGGTATCGGCACCTTCCCCCCCGCATAGTGCGCATGGGGGATTGTCTTTGAGTATCTCTGCTCTGTTGCGTCGATATGTCGGGTCTGCTGTGCGCTTGCTCATTGTCCTTGTGTTTCTGCTACCGCCCTTGGGCTGCGCCCTGCGGTTGCTTTCATGTTATGTGAAAGGCTGTACGGATATCGCCCCCCACGTTTCGAGTCACTAACTCAGGCCGTTGGATGTTCAATATCTGTGGACTCCCACCTTGGTGTTTTAGTAGTTCATACTCTGTACGCCGTCCTCAAAGGGTCGGCGCTCTAGCACGTCCCCGTGCATTACACCTGCAGAGTACAAATCCCTACGAGGCCGTGATCGTGTTCAGTTGTGGTCGGCGAGTGTAGTCAAATGACCGGGTGTGTCACCATTCGGTTTTCAAATGGGTTTTATGAACCAGTCGGGTTGTTTCAGGGGCGTAGATAGCGGGAACGCCTAATTCCCACGCCTTGTCATAGTCGATGAATCCCCACACATTCACCTGTGTGAATTCGGGTTCAACAGGTTTAGCGGCAAACAGGATGAGACCTTTTAACAGTTGGTGTTTTCGTACTGCAATGGAATTGCCGTTTCTGACGCGTCGCACTTCGATGTTGTTGCCCACGTCGGGAAGGTCCCGATATTTGTTGTGATCTGATTTGTGCCACACATGGCCTGACCAGTAACGGTTGGTTGCTTTAGCGACCGCCAGTTCACATATTGCTGAGGCGACCTGTGCGGTCCTGTTGTCTTCCATCAACTCTGCTTTGTAGTGCGGGGCGTCTTGATTGCCCCAGTTTGCAGTGAACCGACCAATGCCGACGGCGCAGGCGTGTTCGTATTCCCACGGGGTTAAATCAACAATCACCGGGCGAGTCTTTCAACGATTGCGTACATGTCCGATGGTCGCCACACGTAATGTTCGCCACCGTTTCTGACGACTGCGTCCCTAAACGCAATTTGGGCCACACTCATGCGTCCTGTTTCCGTTTTTAATTCGGCAAATATGATTCCCTTACCTTTAAGAGAGAACAACACCAAGTCGGTTTTGCCCGTAAGACCGCCCGTGTAGATGTCGCCATTTGCTGACCTCATCGGCGGTGTGTGATCGACTAGCCAGTTGTACATGATTGCCACTTTGATGACTTGCCGTTGAAATTCGGCTTCAGATATTTTTGGCGGACAGTTCACGCTCAACCCTCGCTAGTTCTGCCTCATAAGCGGCAAGAGAACCACGCAAGCGGTCCCGTTCTTCAGTGAGCGTGGCAATCTCACGGGTGAGCAATGTCAGATCAGTTTCAATGAGATGCAGAATCTCTGGAATGTTGCTCACTGGTTGTTCCTGTCTTTTTCGAATGCAGTACCTACAACTGCACCAGCGCTGAACACGGCCAAAAGTGTGATGATGAAACAGATGAAATCAATCACGGCGTGCCTCTCG